TTCCCGCCTTCGCAAACCCATGAAATCTCGGATGTTCATTTCAAGTGGAGACAGTGACTTCAATTGGAATTTCGATCCAGAGGCATGGAAAGGCGATGGAATCGAAGAGTGGTACAAGAAGTGGATTAAGAATGAGGGTCGAAAGATACCACTTCCGAAGTAGCAAGGAACCTACAGGAACCTCGCTACTTCATTTAGTAGTTCCAGCGGAATTGGCTACCAGATTTAGGGACTGTACTGGGAGTCAAGAGTTTGGTATCATCATCAGTTCCACCACCACCACCAACAGCACACAAGGACAGTGCCATGACCGAAGAACTGAGTTCAATTGTCGAGTATTCCGTCAACCTGAAAGATCAGGAAGAGCCGGAACCGCTTCCTGCGGGAGAGTATACCGCAGTCATTCGTGACGCCGAGAAGAGACTATCTCAACGCGAGACATTCTACGCGGCTGTTACGTTCGTGATCTCTGCCGATCAGTATCCGGCGGACTTCACTGAGGGCAATCCTGACGGCACGGTGATCGTCTACCGTCGTTGCAGTCTGGAAGATAACCCCCAGGCTCGTTACGGCTGTCGTCGCTTCATCGAGGCGATTGGCGGTAAGCTGTCCAAGCAGATCGACGTTAAAGAGTGGATCGGTACGGAAGCTGCTGTCGAAGTCGAGCATGACACCTACGAAGGCGTCACTCGTCCAGTCGTCAGTCGGGTTCGCGCCGCCTAGAGATGGCCTCCGTCCGGTTGTCAGCCGGGTAGCGTGATCGGGGGTGTCAGGTTTATGCTCCTATGGGCTTGACACCCCCACCTTGTTCGTGTAGTATCAGCGTATTCACTCACCAACCCAAAAAGGGGAATAGCCAGATGGCTGATGAGAAAGCTGCGAAGAAGACTCGCACCGTCAAACCCATTTACATCGTGATGCAGGTCACCGATGAAGGTGGAAATCCCATGAGCGTCACCAAGGAACAGATCAATATCCTGGGTGGGTTCAAGGATGCCGAGAAGGTGCTAGACGCCATCGAGAGTGGTGACCATCCTGGTGCCGTCTACAAGAAGGTTCAGATGGGCTAGTGATAGCTCGACAGCTTGCGTAAGTCGGTATGCTGCAAGCATCTGATTAGAGGGTCGCACTCGACGGAGTGCGGCCCTTCTTCTTTTCCAGGGAACACACATAGGAACTTGACACACAGTAGAAAGTGTGATATGGTACGCTTACATCGATACAACGTGGTGACTAGCTACTGTGTTGTATGTGGTCAATCAGCACTTCACATAGCTAAAGAAGGTCTAGAGTGTATCGATCCCACCAACGTAACTGCTATCTCCCACAAAGTATCACAGAAACGTATCCATGACATACGATCCCCCTCTAAAAGTGACGATCCCGACTCCAAGTGAAGTCCCAAGAGGCTTTGGTCCCAATTCCACAGGTAAACGTGGTGGCAACCTCCGTGTCAGATGCACTAACGCTGAATATGACATGATCCAAGTTGAAGCCGAACATCTAGGAATCACACTCGCTAACTTCTGCCGATGGTGTTCTGTTCAAGTCGCTGAACAGATGAAACTCCATCGTGAAACTGGATCAGTCAAATGGAGTGCCGAAAGTGAGTCAAATTGATGAGATTCTGTTCGATGAAACACAATTGGCAGCGATTAATGCTTGTTGCGATCTATCACGGCGAATTGTGGGCGTTACAGGCTCTGCCGGGACTGGGAAGACATCTATCCTCGCCGCAGTACATCCCGCTCTTAGGAAAGCAGATCGTTCCGTAGTATTATGCGCTCCTACAGGAAAAGCTGCCAAACGTATTCAGGAAGCTACTGGAATTGAGGCTAGAACGATTCATCGCCTCCTTGAATACCCACGACCCGGCGAGGTAGACCCCAACACCGGCAAAGCGTTAGTCACAACCGATCCGAAACGTGATAGACGCAATCCCATTGACTTCGATGTTGTCCTGGCTGATGAATACGCTATGGTCAATGTCGAAGTTCATCGTAACCTACTTGATGCTCTCCCACCTGGGGGCGTTATTCGTATGTTTGGAGATGCTAACCAACTCCAACCTATTGAACAGATCAAGAGGTTACAGAAAGAGCCTTCCTCCTTCCTCAAGATGCTTGAGAAGTTCGATGGTATCCGTCTGGAAACCATACATCGTCAAGCCGCAGGAAGTAGCATCATCGAGAACGGTGCAAGGATCGTAGTCGGTAAGATGCCACTACGTAAGGAAGAGTTTGCATTGAAGATCTCCTCCGAACCTGTTCAAGCTGTTCAAGACTTCGTGATGGATAACCTTGATGATGGGTTTGACTATGGCGGACTGAACTGCCAGCTTATTTGTCCTACCAAGGTAGGTTGGGTAGGCACAGAAGCCCTCAATGGAGCCCTTCAGCTACTCCTTCAGCCATCTAGTAAGGACTACCTCAACGTTGATCGTCACAAGTGGATAAAGGAAGAGTACATCCGCTTCTACATCAATGATAAAGTCATCAACACCAACAACAACTATCCATTGGAGGTCTTCAATGGAGAAACTGGTCTTGTCAAAGGGTTCACGTCGGACGGATCTATCACAATCGACTTCGGGGACAGGACCATTGATATACCTCCTTCCCTTGAAATGCAGGGACGGAACGGCATATTCTATATCAATCCTCAAAAGGACATTGATCTTGCATATGCTATCACAACCCACAAGGCTCAGGGGAGTGAGTATCAACGAGTATGCTACATCATGAACGGTTCGCGCTCATGGACACTCAACCGCAAGAACTTCTACACAGGCATATCACGAGCGCGTGAACACGTTACTGTGTTAACTGATTCTCGTGCGCTCACTCTATCACTCCAGAAGGCAGGAGATAAATGACCAAGACTGTCATCTTCATCAACGGACCTCCACGTAGCGGTAAGGATACCGCTGCTAAATTCATCACCAAAGCTATGTCTAACTGTAGTGAGTACAAACTGTCTCAGTCGTTGAAGTCAGGTCTACGGGAGATGTTCCAGCTCAGTCCAAAGGCCATAAAGGCATTTGAAGATTATAAAGAGGAGCCTGGAGCTGTACTAGGCGATCTGTCTTGGCGACAAGCTCAGATATGGTTGTCCGAGGAAGTAATGAAGCCCATGTTCGGACAGAACATCCTTGGTAAGATTGGAGCGAGGCACCTTCACCGTGACATGATTGCCCCGCGTATCGTCATCTCAGACTGTGGATTCATCGATGAAGTTAGGGCCATTAGAGATTACCGTGAGCACCCTTCCTGCTACGCACTCGTTCTATACAGGACTGGGAGGACGTTCGACAACGATTCCCGTGACTATGTGGACTTTGACAGTCTCGGTATTCCAGTATTCGCGATCAACAACGATCACGACCTGGAGATGTATGAAGTTCAGGTCAAGAGGGCATTGAAAACATGGAACCTGATATCGTAACAGAAGGCTGGCTCCTCCAAGAGTTCTCTGCTCGGGCTAGAGCTTGTGGCCTGAAAGTAGACTGCATGGGAGCTGGCAAACTCGATTCAGAGATCGTAGTCATTGCTGAAGCGCCTGGAGAACGTGAATGTGAGATGAAGATGCCACTCGTAGGTGGTAGTGGCAAGTTCTTGTGGACGCTACTCGGCAAGTATGGCATTCGAAGGAACCAATGCTATGTTACGAACGTGGTTAAACAACAAGTGGCAATGTCTACTAAGACGGATGCTCGTAGTCCTGTTAAAGCAGTCGAACTTGAGCATTGGGAGGGGCTACTCGATTGGGAACTGGATTATCTACCCAACGTTAAGTACGTGCTGGCATTGGGGAACTATGCACTCCACGCACTCACGGGTGACAGCGGAATTACGAACTGGAGAGGATCGGTCATCGACTGTCTGGTTGGACGGAATCGTAGACCTGTCAAGGTGATCCTAACCAACAACCCCGCCCATGTAATGAGGAACCTCACACTAGAGCCAATGTACAGGTTCGATCTAGCCAAACTGAGGAGTGT